CTAACACTAAATTTACAAGATACGCCATGTCTGGTGTAGGCACTGCTGATGCGTCTGCTCCTAATGGTGTTGATTTCAATACTACAGATACCGTTGTAGGTATCCACCTTGCTAACAGAGTAACTAACTCAATCCTAGTTGATGTCTACATAACAGACTACAACGATGACAACGATGACGACCCTTCAAACAACACTAAGTACTACCTTGTAAAGGGTGCGCCTATTGCCGCTGGCGGTGCGTTGCAAATCTTAGATGGTGGAGCAAAGTTAGTCGTTAAAGACGGTGACCGTTTATGGGTCAAGTCAGATACTGCAAGTTCATTAGACGCATGGGTGTCTGTTGTTGATGACATCAGTGACCCTGTATAGAGGAGTAGACAATGGGATATGTAGGTAATCAAACTACAACTGCGTTTACTTCAATGGATAAGCAGGACATCACAGGTGATGGCACACCAAACTATACGCTCTCTCATTCTGTAGCCAATGCTAACGAGATTGAAGTATTCGTGAATAACGTCCGTCAGGAGCCTACAGTGGCTTATAGTGCCTCTGGTACTACGCTGACGATGACAGGCAACGTAGCAAGCACAGATGACTTCTACGTTGTGTATCAAGGTAAAGCGGTGGGTACGATTGTGCCGCCAGATGGCAGTGTTACATCAGCCAAACTAGACACAAACATTGAAGTTTCTGGAATATTAACAGAGCCTAACAAAGAATACTTCCAAGTTAATCTAACAACTTCCCAAGCTGGTATTGCAGATGCAACACAAGCCACTGTTGATTTTGGTGGTAGCGGTACAGATCAATATGACACTAAATCTAACTTTGATTCAAGCAACGATGCTTATTTGTTAGATAGTTCTTCTGGTGTTTATTTAATTTCTTTTTCTGTGGGTATATCCTCAGATGCCATCAATACAGAAGTTCTTGAAGATGCTGGCGCACAAGTTGAAGTAGCAACAGATGGCTCAACATTTACTGGTTTGTTTGGCGCAAGTTATCGCCCTAATGATGATGATGGTGGTGCGGGTGGTTCAGTACATCTTTCAGGAACATCTATTTACAAAGCTACAACAGCTACAACAAAACTTAGGCTCGCTGTGATAGCTGATACGAATGGTGGTGCTACCTATGAGGTAAGGCGTGGTGTAAACGCAAATATGCAAAGTTTAACATTTTCAACTGATACAGGACACATTTGTTATTTATCAGTAGTGAGGATAGCGTAATGGCATTAAGTAAAATACAATCAGAGTCCGTCAACCTAGCCGATAACTTTGCGTTTAGTGGAACTGTTAGTGGGGCTGGTGGTTTAATACCGCTAAGTACAGTTACAATATCTTCTCCAACACCAAATATAACCTTTGATAATCTTAGCACTGATTACGACACCTATATGTTCTTTATAGAGGCACACCCATCTAATAATAATGTTTCTTTGTACTCAAGATTTCTTAATAGTTCTGGTGTAGAAATAAACGGTAGTAGCGACTATGGTTATTATCTTGACCAAGATGGAACTGCGCTTAGTTCAGACGGCACGTTTTCAATGCGTCTATCTAATTCAACGGGTAATAATTCTTACGAAGGTTATCGTGGTGTCTTAACTTTGCAAGGTAGAAACTACGCTGTGGACACCTCAGTAAAACCGCCGCAAGTTAGCGGCACTTATTCTATTACAAATGGCAGTACTTTGTTAAGTGGCGGCGCATTTTATGGTGGTTTAAATGCCTCAGCGGTAGCTACCATTCGAGGCTATAGGTTTTTCTTTAGTGGTGGCAATATTGAAAAAGGTAAAATATCAATCTATGGAGTGACACAACCATGAATAAAATAGTTGTTGATTTTGCGGTAAGTTCATCTCCACAAATCGTTGAGTTAAGCACAGAAGAAGTTGCCTCTCGACAAGCAGAAGAACAAGCATGGGCAGACGGACAAGCAGACCGTGACATTGCGGAACTACGCACAGAGCGTAACCGCCTGTTAGCTGAGACAGATTACTTTGGTAACTCAGACGTAACAATGAGCGAGGCTATGACTACATATCGTCAAGCTCTCAGAGATATAACAAACAGTGCTACATCGCTTGATGATGTCACTTGGCCGGAGAAACCGTAATGCCC